TTCTATAACGGATATAAAATAAAAAAAATAAAAGTGTTTTACTTTTATTTTTTTATTCATATTCATTTAATATAATACTATATTTTATAAAATGTGTTATTGTTTTTATTTCTTCATTAATTCTCTTATTTGTTAATATAATGCCATAAAATATATCACATATTATCATTACTTTAAAATTCATTTTTGATAAATAAAATAATGTAATATAAAAAATTTCTGTCCATATAAAACATAAAATACAACTTTTATAATGTATCGGAGTTTTTGATAAATTTCTAATTAAATTAAATAATAATAACGAAATTATCATATCTTCAAATTTGCATCGTAGCAAGTAGCCTACTATAATACTTACTACTATTTCTGCTATATTAAAAATTATACTTGGTAAATAATATAAAAATTTATCTTTCATATACTATTCTCCTTTTTCAGTATCGCAGAAACCTAGCCAAGATGTAATTGGTGGCCACATATAAATCACCTCGCATTACTTAATATATATAAACTTATTATATAAATTAAAAATATAATAAAGTTCATTACAAAGATACTTATATTTCTTAATGTGATACTTTTAATTTTTCTTTTTGTTTTATCATTTCTATTCCATAAGAAACAATATTTTTTATATGCTAATTTTATTTTATTTATAAACAATAGTGGTATAAATAAAAATACTCTATCAATAGCATAGCAAATATAATATTGTAAATTATTTTTTGGTAAATATATTAAAAACGACAACAATGTTAAATATAAACCCAAATACATAATTATAAATATGTCTATTTTCTCAATTTCCGTTTTGTATAATTTTTTTAATATAAAATAAAAAACAAAAATAAAAATTACATAAAACAATAATTGATATTTTATTAAAATTATACAAATTAAATATGTTAATGCTGTTAATATAAATAATTTGATTTTTTTATTATTTAAGCTTTTTATTTTATAAATCATTATTATAAAATAAAATACTTCTGGCAACAACCCTAACAATATACTCAATATTATTTCGTTCATTCGACTTCCTCCATTCTCTCCATTAAATAAAACAAGGGCAACACGAATGGAGCGTGCGTTCGATAAGAGAGCAACTTCTTATCTAGCCCTTGTTTATTATATCAATATATGATAATTATTTCAATATTATTTTGCAAAATTTTGTATTGCCCATATTATTAAACCTACAACAGTAGTTCCTATCGCACCAGCTATTGCACTTATTACTTTATCTTTAACAATTTTTTTGTTACTCTCATATTCGTTAAAATCTTTTTGAGATAATGCATCTACTTTTTTATTTGTTTCTTCCAATGTCTTTTGCATATTTGACATATTTATAGCCATGATATGCACATCTTCGGTTAGATTTTTTGTTGATTTAACATCCTCACGCAATTCATTAATAATATTCATTATATTATCAATTTTTGTGTCATTTTTAATTTGACGCTCTTTTAGAGTCATCAAATCTTGTGTTAATTGTTCGTTTGTCATATTAAATTCCTTTCTGCATTATTTCATTTGTATTCCGTAAATTGGCATTCCAAATATTCCTGCATATTCGTTGGGTTTGTCGCCAAAACCTATGACCCAATCCAACCATTTTAATTTTCCATTAATTTTAACTAAACAGCGATATTTTACATACCCTTGAGTTGATTTAATTCTAAAAGCATCCATTGCTTTACCATATATTCCTGCAAAACTATCTCCGTTTCCTTTTGAATAGTCTTTTGAGTTAACTTCTGGTAACCAATCGCCGTTTAATCTATGTGCTTGATATATTATTTCTCCATATTGTGGCTTGCAACGAAATGCTGAAATATATGTATTTCCTATTCCCGCATATCCATCGTTAGTATTATCACATTTATTAACCTCTGGCAACCAACTATTAGCATACGCTTGATATGTAATTGTACCAGTATAATCAGGTTCTGTTGGTTTTGGTTGTGGCTTTATGTTATCAATCATTAAATAATCCATATCTACACTACCATTAATACCATCTAATTTATTCTTGCGAATTAAATTTGTTTCTCCACCGAATTGCCAAATAGAATAAGGTTTATTATATGTGCATTTAGTAGTCCATTGTGCAACCCATTTGTCAAATTTATCTAGGCGACTGCTGTTTATTTTGTTATTTAGCCAGTCTAAATTAGCATAAATTCCAACTTTTAATCCTTTACTTTCAATTATATTACAAAATGTTTCACATATATCTACGCAAGTATTATAACTTACATTTCTTTTAGCTTTATAGCCATCAGCATCTTCCATATCAAACCATATTCCTAATTCAAAAGATTTTCCTTCAATTAGTCTTAATACGTGATTAGCTTCTGATTTTGCTTGTTTAATATTACAAGCATAGCTATATAAATATGTTCCGACAGATATTCCTAATCTCTTACATTCATTATAATTTCTTGCAAATTGTGTGTCATCTTGATTTGAAAAATCTGAACCTATACCACATCTTATAATTGCAAATTCTACTCCTTGTGCTTTGACTTTATCCCAATCAATAACTCCATTATTAGAAGATACATCTATTCCAAATTTCATACAAAACACCTCCTACTTATTATTTTTATATAGACTATACCCTTTATCTCCTAATAAGTATGTACCTAAAACTGCTATAATAACAGATATAGTATTTGTTACTTTATCGCCATTTACATTCCAAATTGGCAATATACCAATTAATAAGGCATTTATTATTGCTAATATATTTGTTGTATATTTTGCAATTTTTTTAATTTTATCTAAATTCATAGAAATTCCTCCTTTTTATTCATTTATAGCTTGTCTGTATGTACCTTTTAGCACTGGCTCTAAATTGTCTGTTTCTGTCCAAATATGATTTACTCCTTTGAACCATTTGAATTTGTTTAAGGCTTCTAGTTGTGAGATTAGGGTTGGGTCTGTGATTTTTTCGTATACAGGTTCACGTAATTCATAATATAAAACAGGCTTAATACTATTAAAAAATGCTTTAACCGCTGCATTAGTTTGTCCTGTTAATCTTGAGGTTAATATCATAAACCTTAACAACGCATATTTATCTGAATTGCTTATATTTATACTGTCAGTGTTTACCTGAGTAGATTTAATCATTTGCCCAGTGTGAGTACGGAAACAGTCACACATAAATAAAGTATTTGCATTAAACTTTACTTTATTGTCTAATATATTACTGTAAACATATGTATAATCAGGATTTCCTGTAGATTGCTCCACTGAATTTATAACCGTATTATTATCAAGAATCTCTTTATCAAACACTTTTTTCTTATACCAAGCTCCAACTTCTAAGTCTGCATTATAATTCTCATCTCCTACTACATTTTTGAATACCTCATCTTCGTAATCTCCTATTTTACATAGTTCGATGTTACCTAAATTTATATTATAGTTTTCTTCTTTATATGGTTCGTAGTCTGTTGCTGTTGAACCTAATTCTAATTGATATGTTGCATTTAAGTCATTTTCTAAATCAATTAGTTTAATATAATATATCTCGCCACTAAAAGTTCCATCAGCAGTAGTATATTCATTTGTGGCAAATGTTATTGTTTCAGTTGTTGCAGCTGACTTGTAACCTAAATAGTTTTGATTTTGGTCGTAGAGTCTTAAACCAAGCTGTTTTCCAGTAAAACTATATCTTTTTAAGATGTATGTTTCATTTGGAAAAACTGGCATAAAATCATTAGTTCTAACCCTATTAGATGAGCTTGTATTGTTTCCTGTCGTATATGAAATATCTCCTTTTTCCATTTCAGAATTAAACCAGTTCTTCCCAACATGCTTAACAACATTATTTCCTGTTACTACTTCAATTGGTATCTCAAAATCTGGGTTAGGTACTGTAACTGTTGCTCCATATGTGAATGCACCTGTTCCTTGATTTGTATAGAATACGTTGTTTACTATGTCATATAATCCTACTTCATTGTCACTATTTCTGTAGCAAGGAATAAAATCACGAACTAATACTCCACTTACATACATTTTCGATCTCCATAATTTCATCAAACTTAAATAAGCTAATGAATCTATATTTGAATTTCTACCAAATAATCTGAAATCTAGTTCACAATCAAAATCTTGTTTTGAAATTAAATATTCAATTTTGTCTGCTTTAATACTTTGATTTGGTACATCTAAATCAAATACATGTCTATCTGAATCTGCATCACATAAATCTATAACTCCACCATAAAAATTAAGTTTGATTCTGCCTGCTTGACAAATCAAATGATATCTTTTATACAGATTATCTTCCTTATAAATTACACCAACATTTTGATTTGAACCTGTAGGATTAGTAAATGCCATATCCAGAAATGCTCTTAAATTACTATCAGCATTGACTCCAGTATCAATATACTCATTTCCGTGAGACTCAATATAATCTACTTGCGTATAGCCGTCTGGTAGTATTGATGTTGCTTGATATGTATTTCTTTTTATTCCTATCTTGCCTTTTCCGCCTATGCAATCGCTTACATTCAACTCTGTTCCTTCTACTGTGTTCCACTCAAACGGTACTGGTGGTTGACTCTTACTCAGTTTTTGCACTGAGTAATCGTCCATTTCTATTGTATTTTTTAGAATTTTATACATTGCACTTCAACCTCCCCGCTATCTTCAGCATAAACATAAACGTCTTTGCTTGCGAAAAGTAATTTGCTTGTATCACTTAAATTTGCATCTTTATTTATCAAACATACTCTGCTTGATTGTGCGGGTACTAGTAACATTTCGTCTGTATCATTTGTGTTGTTAAATGATACGTAAATATCAAATTCGTTGTTGTTAACAACCAAATATTCAAATCCCTCTACATCAAATTCAAATTTGTTAGCCTCATTTGCTGTTATTGTTTTTCTTATCATTTTTAAATCTTTCATTTTTGTTCCCTCCTTTTTTCTTTAATATATCATACTAATTAAAAATATAAAATAACCTTTTTAATATATATATAATTAGCATCTGAAACAGTTGGTGAAATATTATTTTGTATAACACTTTCTGTTCCTCTTTCATTTGTTATGCTTGTGCCTGAAATGTTAATAATTTTTATTTTATCATAAGAATTAAATATCGCACTTGACTTATCATTTATCATCATAGTTAAAGATACTCTTTTTCCATTTGGTTGAAAAATTTTTGTATAACCACCATAAGTATTTTCTTGGTCAGCATAATATATTTCCATAAATTGAGCATTTTGACAACTTTGGCTTAATGTTATATTTCCCTTAGAACTTCCATTAAAAACTTCAACACCTGTAATCATTTCTTTTAAAACCTTACCTTGATTTGCACTCAAAGCATTTGTTGTACTTGTACTATTTAAACCATCTACTACTGTTGCTACTACACCTGAACTTTGTCTTGCTTTTATAATGTAATTTGTTACCTGATATGGTTGCAAGATGTTATGTGGTTGTCCTCCACCTGTCGCACTTGTCTGTTGAGTTATATTGTGTGCCTTTTCTTGCAAATTTGGATAGCCTCCGCTACCTTGGTCATAAGAAGCACCAATAATATTATGATTATGTGAAGGCATTTCTGCTATGGTTAATGTATGTGTTTTTTCTCCACCTGTTTCCCCTAAGTTGTCAAATTCTGTTTGTGTACTATCTTTTCCTACTGCAACTCTACCTTTTAAATTAGGCAAATTAAATGTTGTACTTCCATCTCCTACGCCATAAGTTGTTCCTATTATGCTAAACAAAAGTGCATAATCTGTTCTACTAACAGCTTGACCATCACATAATAGCCAATTCTCAGGTACTGTATCACTTGTAAATGGTACTATACAACCTATTGGCAATGTATCTCCACTTACTTGTGCATTTATTGCCGTTTCAATATATGTCTGCATTAAATTTAAATTTGTATCATTTATCGCTGGCTCTTGTTCATTAACAAAATCTATTTTTTGCATATTAGTTTCCTCCTTTCAACTCTTTTATTTCTTTTTGTAGCTGTTCTATCATTTCTTGTTGCTCTTGCACTGCTTTCCATAGTATTGAAGATTCAATATAGTTATCAACACCCTCTCCATTTGAAGAAATTACCTCATCTGGGGTTTTATAAATTCCACCTTCATCTCCAATAACAAAACCAATATGTTTCTTGTCAGTATCTTTCTCACTCTTAAAGTTATATTTATAAATTTCAGAATTTTTTATTATATTTAGTGCATTATCTGTATATAACTCTATGTTCTTTTTCATGCTTTCTTTAGATGTTTGTGTTACAGAAGGAGTTGTTATTCCTTCATAACCAACATGTGTCATACTAACACCTGTAACCGTTAAATCTAAAGATGGACTATCCACTCCTAATTCAGCGGTGTTTCCATTATCATTTATTCCAAGCATGTTTGGCGTAATATATGTCATCGTGCTGTTGCTATTATTCTTTTGAACTCGTATCATTCTTGTTCCAGAGTTTCCATTTAATGTTATATTTCCTCCCGTAATTGTTGCATTATTACTTGTAATTTTCCCACTTACATTCGCATTACTACAAGACATATTTCCATTTTCATCAACATTAAAATTATTACTTTTTATTGTTATATTTTTACTTGACAAATTAATAGAATTTCCTGCAATTAAATCTATTACATCATTTGCAGTTAAGCCGAGTTTGTTTGCCAAAATCTTTACCGCTTCAGCAGATTGATTAATTTTTGAAATAACTTCATTATTCCCAACCTTCTTTCTTACCTCTGTATTAATTTCCTCAGCTGTTTGTTCAATAGCACTATTCATTTCTTCAGCAGTGCTATAATCATCACTTAATTTTTTATTTACTGTTGAAACAATACTTTGTTCACTCACATTAATTGCACTATTCATTTCAATTTTTGTCGCGAATTGGTCTGTATATCCATTTTGTTCAACAAATACTGCTTCTATTGATGCACTATAGTTTTTTATTGTAATGGTATTTGTGCCTTGGCTTACATAAATAGTATATGTGCCTATATTTTCAACTTCTTCATTTATTTTTGTTGTTCCATCAGGATTTACACGCCTTATAACTTTTGCAAAATTGTTCTCTAAAATATATTCATCATACACCTCATCATTAGCTCTCAAAACTTCATTTACTCTCAATTCATACATCATAGAATTTCCGTTTTCATCTGTAACAATTATTCTGCTATCTCCGCGTGGATATAATGTATTACTAGGGTATAAATCGTCTGCAGGATATAATCTATCGAATACAGAGTTATTACCTTTGATTCTTAGTTTGAGTAAAAACCCTTTTATGCATTTTTCCATAACAACCGTTTTTATTCCAGTTACAGTTTTTGTTGCATTATACATATTTGCAACCTGGATTTCTATATCATCGGTTGTTGCTTTAATTTCTGCAATTTTGTCATTTTGTTCATCTACTTCTGTAACAATACCATCTATAACTTGGTTCTGTTTGTCTACAATTAAATTTGTTCGGTTTATCTTTCTATCTGTTTTATCTGCTTTTGTATAGTCTGTTTCCCCTTGCTCTGGCATATCTGTATGAATTATTTCTTCTATACCGCTTGTTACATTTATTTCTCTATTTAGCATTAAACATTTATATGTATTATTTCCAATTGTAACATTGTAGTAATCTCCAACATCATAATATAAAACGCCTATGCTTTCAAAATCATTTATGTAATATTCTACTCCGCCTAGTGCGTCTAGTAGCCCTTGCAAGTAATCACTTCTGTCATTAAAATTCATTATTTGATTATCAACAATTTTAACTTCACACAAGCCATTAGCCCTTATGCTATCCTCATCTTGAATATATACATTATCGCTTTCTCCTGCTCTACTTAATACAATAGAATTAATTGGCCCGATACTTTTCTAAAAAGTTAACATTTATATCTTTAAAGTAGTCCTCGTCTATTGTGTCGCCGGTATCAGTTGGATATATAACTTCTATTTGGTCGTCTTTATTTATTATAATAATACTACCTGTTGCTTGTGCAATTTCATCTAATACATCTCTATATGTATATTCTAAATCTTCATATAAATCTGTTTGTATTTCCAATGAATAATTATAGAAGTTAGTGTCTTTAAGTGTTAGTCCTATTTTAGTTGCTAATAAACCTAAATAAGCCTTAATAGTCATAGGATAATTACCTGTTATCTTATCGTATGACTTCATCGAATATATCATCTTATCGTAGCAAGTTATTTTATATGTGTTTGTGTCTTCTTGTTTTTCGTTGCTGTATACAACATAGTTTCCATAGTCTAAATATTCATAACTATTTCCCATCTTAATGCCTAATTGGTAGTTGATTATTGTTCCGTAGGGTATTGCTACGGAACTTTCTACCTCTAACTGTTTCATTACAGATTTTAATAAGTTTGCTTCAAACAATGGAGTTACTGCATACAATTCATCGTGCAATGTTATTGTTTCGCCATTAAGTGTATATGTAATAACACTATCAATTTGCTTACCCATTTTGATTAATTCTTGTTTAAATTCTGCTGTATGTTGTTTCATCTATGTTCTCCTTTCCCTGGAAATAAAAGAACATTCAAAGCTTTCATTTTTTGTTGCTACTCCATTATTAGTATAGCTCCAATCCCCAGTATATGTATTTAATGTTTTATTAGAATTAGTTGTTGGGTCATAATATGTCAATGTTTGATTTGCACTATCTAATATTGGTGCAATAATATTCATTTCAGCTTGTGTCAACTTTCTAAATGTTAATATTATTTTAGGGAATATTCCAACTAATGTTCCAGTAAACTTTCCCGCTAAATTTCTTCCTGTGTCTTCTCCCCACAATTTGTTGTATTCATATTTTGCACTCAATAGATATTGCCCCATATTTATTCCATTAATTGTTATACTGTCTTTGCTAATAAACATTTACTGCACCTCCTTACATATTATATGCAAATTCTTGCGTACTTCTTACTTGTTTTAGTTCTCTTGAAATTACTCTTCCATTCATTTGTGTTATGTTGGTTAAGTTTACTAATACGTTTTTACCAATTTCTCTACCTAATTCAGCCATTGCTTGTTGGTCTGTTAATGGAATTACACCTTCTTTTCCTGCTTCGCCACCTAATGCACTGCCATTTCCAACTAATGTTCCTTTATTTGGCATATTAATAATAGCACCTGTCTTTAACATAGGTATTTGTGGTACTGGAATAGGATTATATCCCCACATTCCACTAAATGGACTAAAACTTCCTAATGCTCCAAAATCTATTTTTATATCTCTTATTCTGTTTAATATTCTGTTTAATCCACTAAATGCAGAACTCATGACATTATTTATTCCCCTAATTATTCCATTTACTACATTTTTAAAGGTATCAGAAATTCCTTCTTTTAATCCATTAAAAATAGTACCACCGTGTCTAAACATATTCAAAATTGTTTCCCAAACCCAAATAAATTTGTAATATATAGCCATCCACGCACCTATAATTATGTCTTTTATTCCTTCAGCTACTTGTGCAATTCCTTCTTTAAAATTGCCTTTAAATATTAATATTATTCCATCAAGAACTTTTTTAATTCCACTATAAATTTTATCAAAGACTTTTAATATAATTTCAAATAATGAGTTTACGGATGATGTTATAAATAATACTGCTGTTTGTATTAATGCTCTTATAATAGCACCTGCAGTTCCAAATTTTTGTGGTAACCATTCTAATTTTTGTCCTATATCTTTTTGTAAATCATCTCCTAATTTCCAAATCCAATCTATACCTTTTTGCCAAGCATCTTTTATTTTATCCCAATATTTTACTATCGTTCCAACAATTAAAATAACTGCTCCTGTTACTGCAACTGGTACTGAACCAATTACAACTCCAAGTCCTAATATAACCAATCCTATTCCTTGTATAATTTTCCCAAAATTGCTCCAAGTAGGGTCTTTTAAGTAATCTAATAACCCTTGCACTGCTAATACTATTCCTGTAATTATCAATCCAAAACCTAATGCCTTTATTCCACTCATACCAAATTTAATTAATAATAATGCTGTTGCTATTCCTGTTAATATCGCTAAAATTTCGTCCTTGTGATCAATAATCCATTGCAACCAATCTGGTATTTTACCTTGCCATGCACTTAAATCCATTCCTGGAACTGCACCAACTCCACCTGCACCTGCACTTGTTCCTGTATCACTTTGGTCAGTTAGCATATTGACTTCATCAAAGCCTAGTAATTGTTTCTTAATTTCTTTTACTGCTTTGCTAACACCGCCTGCACCTTTTTTCATTTTTTGAAATGCTTCTACACTACCATTTGCAAATAAATTTACACCAAACCATGCTTGTGCAATTGCATTTATGTAAGCTAATAATTGCATTGCAAGTCCAACTATATATTGCAGTATTGGTGCTACTGCTTGTGTTAATACAAATCTAATGTACTCTAAATTAGTAGCATATTGTTCGTCATAACTAGATAATTCGCTAGATGCTCTTCTTAACATCATATATGCACTTCTTATTCCAAATATTGCTAGTGCTAATCTACCAGCTTTTTTTACTGTTCCTGAAAATGAACTTCCAACTTTGTCAACAGAATTTTTTAGTTGGTCAACTTCTGCTTTTTGCTTTTGTATATTAATTCCTGCTAACTTTTGTTTATATTTATCTATTTCGTTGTTTATAGATTCATATTTGTTTTTTGTTTCTTGTACCTTCAACTGCAACGCATCTTGCTTTGATAATGATTTTTGAAATAATCCATCTATTTTTTCTAATGTGCCATATTGATTCTGTAATGATTGCATTGCTTCAAAATCCCCAGGTGTCATTTTTCCTGCAGTTGCTTTTTCTTTTAAACTTTTTAATTTTTGATATGCTTCTGCTAATTCATCTGTTTTTCTTATTGCTTCTTCCAAATCTTGTTCTTGTAACTGCATTTTTGCTTCAATAATTATTTTTTTTTGTTCTTCTTTTTTTATCTTATTATCTAATTCAGAAGCTTGTTTATCAAATTTATCTGTACTTAATTCTGTACCTATTACGATAGAGCCATCTGTTGCCATTCTGCCTCCTTTCTAATTATTAAGTCCTAATAATTCGTAAAATTTCTCTGCACTTTCGCTTTGTTCTTTTGTCATTTCTTTTTCATTAGATACACAATATTTTGCTTTTAGCATTCTTTGTACATCTATTAACTTTTGTCTTTCTTTATTTTCTTTTATTTTTTTAGGTTCTTGATTTAAAATGCTTATTATACGATTCAATATGCAACAATTTCCAAATTCACTTGTACTTAAATTTGATAAATCGTTGTAAAAATCATACCAATGCAAATAATCTAACTCGTACGGATCGTATCCATAATCGAATTTAAAGCTACTACTTATTAACCCTTGACATTTTGACATATCCAATTCAAATCTCCCTTCTAAATCGTCTTTTAAGTCATTTTTAAAATCATTTAATATACTTATATATTTAAGCCCTAATTCGATTAATTTGTTCATTTTCGTGCAATTTAAACCATCTTCTCCAAATAGCTTATAAATTATTGCTAATGCTCGCTCTGTATCTCCTATTTTTTTGTCCATTGCTATTTTATTGCACTCAATTGCTACTCTAAAATCAGTATTTATTTTATATAGCTTGTCATCAATTTTAACATATTCAGGTTTATTCAATTACATCATCTCTTTTATCTTCTTTAATAGAATATTTTGACATAATTTTTTCTTTTATACTTTGTGCATTAGTTTTCATTTTAGGTAGTATAGCTGTTTCAATTATGTCGTCTATTTCTGCCAATGTATTTAATGTTAGTTTTCTTCCATTTAATAATTTTTCAACACCATTTTCTCCTAAAAACATGTCATAGACTTCTTTTTCTTTCTTAAAGAACTCTGCCATAGCTTTTACTTTGGCTTCTTCATTTGAACTTAATAATTTCTTTCCTTTATGGTCTTCTTTTTTATCAATGATTGTAAATTGATTTCTTAAATATGCTCTATTTTTCTTATCTTCTTCTATAATTTTTTGATATGTTAAAGGCAATTCTATGTCAGACAAATCAAACTCTAATTGATTCCCTGTATAATTTCCTTCTGTATCTACTATTTTTAATCTTAATATATCATCATTTTTTAGTTGAATAACATTATCGCTTTCTGTTATCTTAACATCTGCTTCCATAATTTTTTATTCCTCCTTTAATATAAATAAAAGGCTAGAGGTCTTTATGCTCCCTCTAACCTCTTTAGGTTCTATAATGAAACATTTGGTGTAAATGATGGTACTCCACCTGTTATTGATACAGTACCTTCAACTGGGTCTCCATTATAATACAAATCGTATTCAATTTCCTCTCCTGAATAACTTGTAACTGCTATTAATCCGCTACTTAATTTAGCTGGATATGCACCTGCTGTTCCACCCCAAGTGTCAATGTCTAATATGTTTGTTACATAATTTAATTGATCTCTTCCTGCTGCAATAAATTCAAAGCAAGGGTCATTTTTATAACATTTTTGTGTTACAGAACCTTGTTTTTGATTTGATGTGTGGTCGTTTCTTGCATTGTCTTCTATAATCCATTTTTCTGTTTCTACTTGTGGATTATAACTTGTTGCGTATTCATCAATTCCAACACCTAAGATTGCATATGTTGGTGTGCTTGTTGGTGTTGTGTCTAGGTATGTTAAGAATTGACTTCTTTTTATTTTCTCAATGTTTGCTGGTATTTCTGCTAAACTCATATTCTAACCTCCTTTTATATTTTCATATATTCTATTTGTATTTGTATTTCAAACTCTGCTGTATTTGTGTCTGCATAATTCATGCTTCCACAATTTAAGCATTGTATACTTTGTATTCCTTGTATTTCAGGCAATACATTATTTTCATTATTATTTTTTATAATATTTTCAAAAACTTCAAAAAATCCCACATTTAATAAATTATCTATTGTATCTTGTGAATAATTGTTTCTACTTTTAAATGCAAAAACATCTTTGTGTATCTCATAACCTATTACCCATTTTTCAACTACCGAAGATACAGGTATTTTATCTAATGAATAATTGTTTACATCTGCTGAAAGCATATTTGCATTTATTTGATAATTAGTATCTGTTAAAATACCATCTATAATCTGCATTAAATATTCTCTTAACTTTTCAACCCTTAAATCATTTACAACAACGACATTACTTTTTATATCTCCCATTATTTTCTACTCCTTATAAAATCTTCTACCTCTTTACATACATCGTCAATTTCAGCACTTACCATTTTTTTGTCCCAATATGCACCACCCGTTCGGTAGTGTAAATTTGAACCTGTGTACTGTTTAGCAACACCTCTTGGAGAGAACCATCTTACTATATTTCCACTTTCATCCTTAATAGGAATATTTAGTCCGCATCGTTTTTCCTATATACATATAATGTGCATAAGGGCTTTTATATGTAATAGTCTTCTTGGTTAAGCTTACATTTTGTCTTAATGCTCCACTATCTTTTGGCACATACTTATCCATGTGCTTATAGCAAGTATTCGTTAAAAATGCTTGTGTTTCTCCGTCAGGATTTATTCCTAATCGTACTTTAATTTCGCTAATTGGCTTTAAAGGCATATTATTTACCTCCTAAATGTATGTGAGGCTCATTTCCAAAATTACTTGTGGTTATTGATGTTATATTATATGATTCTGCAAGGTCAGATTGCTTTGTAATATCTGTTTCTATGTTACCCTTACAAATTATGTCTCCGTATATCAAAAATGCCTGTAATCGCATTCTCATTCTTTTTAAAAGGTATTCTTACATCAACATTATTTGCATTATCATAGCCTTTATTAATACTTGCACCTTTTCCTCCAAACCACCAACAATTATCATAATTATATCGTGTCCATTTTTCTAGTCTTGTTACCACATCTATACTTTTGTGAAACACTGTTACAGGTGTATTTGTTATCATTTATACCACCCCACAATACAAAATATGTTCGTTGTTAACTATAACACCAAATAAATATGTAGAAATTAATTCTTGCATATCTGCTATTTGAGTTGTAATTAATTGTTGTATTTCATTGCTTGTTAAATATGTTACTGAATATCCGTCTATGTTTTCACTTTTTACACCATTTTGTGCTTGTTTTTTAGCTGCATTATAGCTTACTATACTATTAATCATTTTGAATTCGCACATTTTTACTTCATCTGGTATTTCATCTGCAGAATGTAATCTGTTTTGTGTTCTTGAATCAATTATTTTTCTGCATTCAAATTCTAGTTCGTTAAAAGGCACTTCTTCTAATGTACCTCCTAACTCTATATATTCAGCATATGTTAAATATTGATTAGTAAAATTCATTTATAAAAGTGCCTCCTCTACTATAAACTTGGAACTGTTGCAGGTTTTAAACTTGCAAATGGGAATCTTGTTTCTGTTTCGTTTTCTGCATTTACTGGGTTTGGAATTTCCCAACCTAATCTCATTACAACTCTTAATGCAACCATATCATCTTGTGCTAAATTGTATAATATTGAACCATCTGATGGGTCTTGAATTACAGCTTGGTCTAAAATTTTATATGTTACATCTTGTCTAATTGCATATACAGCTTGTGAGAAATCTCCAGCAATTAATGTTGATTTTGTTTTATCCCATACACCATTGTCCATAAAATTTCTTGCTATTGAACCAATTTCAGTTGTATTTAATGGTTGTCCTGTTGTATCAGTCATCGTTCTAAATTTACCTTTTAGTCCAACTCCACCTAATAATCCATTAACTTCATATCCTGATTCCTCAACTTTTGTCATAACATCGTTAATATCAGAATATAATTTTCCTGTTTCAGTTACTTCTGCACCTGCAGCTATTACAGATGGAACTAAACCATCTCTCCAATCAGCTGGTTTGTCAACACCAAAGAACATTGCATTGTCTATTTTCTTTCCAAATGCTTCTATAATTCTTGGTTTAACTTCTGCCCAAATATCAATTGATGTATCATTTAATACATTTTCCTTGATTGGTACAATTACTGCTAATTCTGCAGCATTGATAAATTTCTTATCCCATGCCATTTTAGTTGTGTTCTTTCTACCATTGTTTGTTGTTTCATCAACAAAGTATGCTACTGGTAAAGTATCTAATACTCTTATTTTTGTTTTGTCGCTTGTCATGTTTGGTAATCTTTTAAACATTGACAATGCTTTTGATTCTTTTACTACACCCTCGAAAATCTCGTTGGCTACTTGTGTTTCAATTACAGCATCTGCGTCTGTTCTACTTATTACTGCCATTTTTCATCTCTCCTTTTTATTTTTAATTTCTTGCACCTCTTATAATATCATTCATAATGCTATTTGTTGTTTGAGGTTGTGTTCCTCCTGCTAAATTTCTTGAAGTTTGTACTTTTTTGATTTGTACTTCTCCAAAATATTGAGGATTGTCTTTTTTGTATTCTTTCAAAGCTGTCTTAAAGTCCGTAGTGTCATTGACTAAACTCATAACTTCACTTGTTACAAATTTACTAAACTCTTTTTTGACATCAGTACTGTCGACTTCAATCTGTGCTTTTAATTTCATAATTTCGTTTGATAAACTTGCATTAGTGTTTGTTAATTCGTTTATCCTGTCACTATCATTTTGATTTGATTTTTTCCAGTCCAAAAATTCTTTGTACTTTTCATCTTTTTGCCAGTCAGTGCTAGCTTTCTTTACACCAGCATTAAAACTACTTTGTACTTTTTCTTGTAATTCTTGTTCTGTGTATGTTTTTTCAGGTTTAACATCTCCTGTTTCTCCATTGTTTACAACAACGTCTTTGTTATCTTCCATAACACTTTCTCCTTTTCTTTTTACAGTCTTTAAGTTAGACTTAAATATTCCGCTTTTACGGTGCGTTAACCTATATAATAAATTATACAAAACAAAAAGAGCCTAGATTTTACTCTTGGCTCTTTGGCTCTGCTTTATATAATTTTTTTATATCAATTTCTACTTCTTCTTTACATCTTTTGCAATATAAATATAATTTATCATTTGCAAATTTTGCAAGGAGCTTGCCACAATTGCATTTAATTTCCATAACAACTCTCCTTAATTAAATTTTATCATAACTATTTTTCATTTTCAATAGTTTTTTTAGTTCTTTTTCTTTTTGGCTTTTCTTCTGCTATTACCTTTGGTGTTTCTTCTGTTGGTTTTTCTGCAACTTCAATAATTTCTATTACATTGTTTTTTTGTAAAAACTCTGCTCTTTCTAAAGTGCATTCAAACTCTTCTCCAACTCTTCTTTGTTTGTTTTCATTCTCTAAGTCATTAAATGGATTTGTTACTTTGCATTTTACTTTCATTTTACACACCCCCTTTAATATTGTTTATACTCTCCACTTTTTACTAAACTTTTACATGTTTCTATTCGTGGTTCTATTAATTTTATATATTCTTTATGTTTTAATTTATCTTTTAACATTAATTGATGTCCAATGTGACAATATGCACTTGCATTCCACATATTACTTCTTGATAAAGACACGCTATTGCTTGTATTAGTTCTATTCCATACATACATTACCTCTTCAATATTTATTACATTATTGTAATCAACATTGTCTGCTTGTAAATAGCCCCATACTCTGTCTTCCATTAATGTGTCTTCACAAAAATAAACTATCTTATCTTTTCTAATAACTCTTGACCAAGCTGTACACCAAACTTTATTATCACTTAAAAAAAGCTCATCAGCATTTTTATAATTGTGAAACTTTGTCATAAATACACCATTTTTGTCTATTAGTTCCATTCCTATTAATGCCATGTCGCAATCGTTTAATTCGTAATTTATTTCTTCTAATACCCTGTTATGTTTCCACCAGTCGTCGGAATCTAAAAAGCAAAAATAATCAAATTCTAAGTTGTCTAGTGCATATTCTATGCCCACATTTCTGCTACCTCCATTGTATCTTTTTCGCCTGTTCTTTATTAAATGTATTCGGTTATCCACATAGTTATCCACAGTTTCCACAGATGTATCTGTTGACATATCATCAACTATTATTAATTCAAAGTTTTTATATGTTTGATTTAATACACTTTCAATACAGTTTTTGAAAAATGTTTTTCCGTTATAATTGCCATGGTCGTTATTATAATTTGGAATTATTATAGCAAATTTATAATCTTTTCTTGGTGGTAAACACAAAGCATCTTCATCATTTATATTAGCTTTCTTTTTGCATTTAATGTCAAATTCAGTTAAATTAATATCGACCTTTTTAACATATTTATGATTTATACATTTTGCACCTAATTCATAAGCTTTTTTAATGTCTTCTGCATTAAATGTATCAAAGACATATACTATATCATTTCCTTTTACTTTTTCTATTAAATCAATATTGTCTATCGCTATAATCATATTTAATCTCCCTATAACCTACTACTTGGGTTCTATCATATTTAGTTGATAATCCACTTGCTTTTGCTAATTGATTGTATTTACTAGATAACTGTCCTATTTTTCTTTGGCAATTTCCTGCTTCGTCTATATCTCCAACTGCAACTGCTCCAATATGTTTATCTTTCAATTTTCTTATTTTAGTTTCAATTTGTCTTTGTAACTGTGTACCCTCGTATAAAGTATAATGCTTTCCTTCAAAGTCAAATCCATCTGTATTCTTTTTATTTATTTCATCTAATTGCTTTTGACTATATTCTGGTTTACTTACACCTAAAACAATACTAAATATATAGTGGTAACAGTTCATAGTGCTTATCGGTCTTTCTAATTCACTATTTAGCTTTTCATACTCTTCATTGCTATATTGATGCCCTTGTATATCTGCGTGGTCTGGTGCAGGGTGTTCGTGTACTGATATTTCAACTCCATCTGCTTTATACTCTTCTCCAAATTGTTGTTGTAAAGTATTTGACAAGTCTCGCATACCATCTAATACATTCATTCTAACTGCACTATCTAGCCTTTTATGATAACCACTTGCATAATCAACTGTCTGTATTCCACTTTCAGCTAATTCTTGTATAGTTCTGTTAATTGCTTGTTGATAACTTTCTTTTCCTTGTGCTATATCTAATACTGCTTTGTCTAATGTTTCTTGATATACCTTTGAAAGTGGTGTATATATCTTTTTGCCATTTCTTATTGTCATAAATGCACTTGTTTTCATTAAATTAGTATATTGCTCAGCGGTTATTTTTGCTATTGCTTTTACTTGGTCTTTCAATTCTTTATTTTTGTTATATGGTATAAAATCAATTTTTCTAAACCTATAAAATTGTTTTGCAAAGTTCTGGTCATCTTTTGCAATTTCTTCAAATATCTTGTATATTTGCTTTTCATTTAGTTTACTTACTTCTGCTAGTTTCTTCATTATCTTTTGGTAACTTCCACCATATTTTAAATCCTGTATTATTTTATAAGCTTGGCTAGGTGTTAGTGTACCCATATATTTTAATGTATTGCCAATTTCTTCTAAAATAGTTGCATTTAGTTCTTCAATTTTATCAACTAATTGTTCCGTCATTTTTTCTTTTACATCTTCACTTAACACCTGTTACACCTCTATTCTTTTACAAGTTCTTCTGTTTCTGGTTCTAGCTCTTGTATTTCTCTTATTTTTTCTTCTGCAACCTCTTTAGTTTCTCCAAATATACGTTGTCTGTATTCAACTGCACTTATTAATCCTGCGTTGTATTCTCTTAATGCTCTTATGCTTTCTGCTTCTTTATCTTCTACTATTGAATCGTCAAATTGAATAACCATATCATCTGTATTTATATTATATGCCCCAAATTGTGTTGAAACATAACATATAGCCTTTACTAAATCATATATAGCACTTTCATAACCTATTTGTAATTTTTTCATTCTACGAGCCATTTTACTATTGCTAGATATAACTGCTGTTGCTGTTGATAAATTAGTTCCATCAAAGTGGTAGTGGTTTTCTCCAAATCCAACTTTAGAACCTAATATATTTAATGATGTATTTATTGCATTTATTTGGTCAGCTGTTCTTAAATTGTCGTGGTCTTGTTGTATTAAATCATCTTTGTTAGCTCCTTTAGGTAGCATATAAATATCTGTGTCGTTAGGGTCAAATGTTAGTTTTTGTTCTCCATCATCATAATTAAACATTTCAGCTCTTGCAAATGTTCTTCTTCTACCATCTTTTACTTCGTTCTTAAATGCGTCAAAATCAATATCAACTGTTTTTAATACATCAATAGCATTTGCATAATGTGGTATTCCAAATGGATTATTATTAAATAAGTTATTTGTTAATAAAGGTTTAAATACTGCAAACCACTTTATATTTGACATTGTATCAAATGCTTCCTCTGTGTCTTCTTGCTCTATCTCTGTTAAGTTTCCATTTGTTTCTTTAAACAAGTGATTATATATTATATAATTTCCTGAATCATTTAATTTGTGTACAGATAAAACTACATATTTTTGTCCTTCTATATATTCAACACTTCCAAATGCACATTCTGTTATTTCCGCATTATTCCAGCTTAATGGATATATCCAGTCAATGTCTACTATATTTATTCTTGTTTTAGCATTGCTTACATCTAATGTCATTCCATCTTCATTTTTAATAATATCATAAGCACTTACTACTACTGCACTTGTTCCTAATGCTCCAGACTTCTCTATTGTTTGATTTATAACTGTATTAATATCTAATATATCTAATAATTCATCAAACTGTTGTTGTGTCGCTTCATTCTTTAATGATACCTGACATTTTTCACTCCATAATATATCTGCCCAGTCTTCGCTTATTTCTTTTGCCATATTAAGTGTGTATCTTTGTTTATTTACTTTCTTCTGTCCATTGTATATGTAATAGTTATGAAAAGACTTAACATTGCCTTGATACCAACTCTTCCATTGCTTAATATAACTTTTAATTAAATCTTTAACATCTGGATTATATCCGTAATTGTCTTGTAAAAACTTTTCTAATTTCATCTAATAAATCCCCTTTCAAGATTATGTTATTCTTTTATGTTTTGTCTTTTGCATTTTTTAAAGTGTTTTCTCGGTAATTTTTAGCATTTTTATTTATTGTATTTTATGAAACTATTGAAAATACTGTATTTTACATAATATTATTTTCCTTTTATATCTAATAAAAGTTTATCGTAAAAAGCAAAAATACTATATTCATGTGCATCTAATGAATCTATATCTGAAGTACCATCGTCAAGCCTTACGTTTTCCTTTCCATCTTCCCATACAGCCCCTTTATATGCTTCAACCATATAATTACATTCCTTTAATATAAAACGTCTTTTTTGTGCCATTAAATGCAAATCTAGCTCTATTCTATCAATTATCTGTCCTTTGATACAATCATCTACTTTTAATGGTATTCCATGCTGTTGCAAATATCTGTTAAGTCCATAAGTTAATACTTCTCCTAATGCTCCATAGTCTCCGTATGCGTGTGTTACTTTACCATATCTGTCAACTATTCTTTTATAAAACTCTTCAAATCGTTTGTATATGTCTTCTGGTGTATGCACTCCAACTAATGTCATTTCATCTATTGTCCATACTTGTTTAAATAATGGTGTTATTCCTGTTGCTTTAAATGTTGTCTTTGACTGACTTGCTCCATAATCTATTCCTATGCTAATTATTAAAAAATTTATCTTGTTGCCATTTTCATCTTTTGCCTCATCTCTTAAAAACATATCTGTGTTGTTAGCAAATTGCTTGTATATAAGACCTTCTGCGAGTACCCAAAGACCTTGGATAAATCTTTGATAATATACCTCTCCCATTGACTGATATTCTGCTTTTAAATTGTCAAAATACTCTTGATTCTCTGCTTTTAGAATCTCGTTATCATCAAATGTAAAATGCCATATTTTCTTATCTATTTCTTCATTGTCTATAATATCAACCTTAACCCAATGTGTTGGTGTATCGGGGTTAGTTGTTGCATATAGTTTAGCACCTTTCATACTTAATCTTGATAATAACATTCTGTAAAAGTCTTCTGGTATTTGTGTTAACTCATCAACGTATGCTCCTGATAATGTCATACCTCTTATTTTACTTTCTGCACGATCATCATTAGCACCCTCTAGCCATATTCTTCTGCCAAACAATGTACCACTCTTTTGACTAATACTGTACTTAAAATTATCTCCAACTAACTCCTGTAATAATCCTAAACAGTTTCTTTTTAGTGATGTAATTGTTTTACCTGTCATAAGAAACTCGCTATTCTCTGGCATACTTCCAACAAATATAGCCCATTTCAACAATGATACATAAGTCTTACCACTTCTAACACTTCCTGTTAATAAGTTTATTCTGTTATCATCATATAGCATAAAATCTATTTGCTTTGGATTTAACATTTCTTTTAATGTTTTACTCATCCTTATTTTCTCCGCTTTTTGTTGTTATTGAAAGACTTTTAATAAATAAAAATGAAATTAACGCTAAATACCACTTTTCAAAATGTATTGCTAAAATTACAAACAGACTTATATCCACTAAATTGTAAAAAACACCAATTAAATATGCAATTACAACTGCTTTGTTATCTTTATTCATTTATTTCTCCTTTATTTATAATATATCTGGCACCTGTTTAAGGACTTGAACCTTAACTAATGGTTTTGGAGACCATTGTGCTACCATTACACCAAACAGATATATACAAGCATAACTAGAATAGCTTTTTAACTCCAAACATACAACACACGAGTAAGAACTTCGAGTAAGAACTTTCCGACATTAACTTTATCTAGTATTAATTAATGTTATGTAATGCTAACCTACCCATACACTACCTACTCTATCCTATGCCCTTATAGAGTTTCCGCCACTGCATTATTTTATTTATCTTCCTTTGCTTTATTTAATGCTCCTATTAAATCTCCTAGTATTCCATTTTGTGCATTGTGTTCTACTTCTATATTGTCTCTTTGTTTTAAATACTGTTTCCCAAGCCATATACTCATTGTCGGATTTTTTTCTGCTAATTTCCATTGACTTCTTCTTAAACTTGCTTTCCCATTTTGTCGTTTTTCATCAAAAATAGTTCCAAAGTCTTTGTTATAAGTCTCTTTACACCATCTTAATAATGTATTAAAGCTAACATTTAAAACTGCACATATTTCTTCCTTTGTACATTGTATAGCACAAAGGCTTTCAAATGTACTTTGGCTTATTGTTGCTTGTTTTTGTTTTATCTGTCCCTTTGCCACTATATCACTTCCTTTTTATCTTAAAATAATCCCCATTCAGCAAACTTCTCAAATCCACCTTGTTTTTGTATAAACTCTCTTGCTATTTCTACTATTTCGCTATATGGTTTTCCGTCTATTTTTTCGTCACCTATTGCACAACATAATTCAACTGGTTTTCCTGTTTCTTGTGCTTTTAAAAATGCATATATATTTACCGATACATCAGCTTTTGATAAATCTTTTCCGTGTAGTCCTCCACCTGTTACTGCTTCTCCCATATCACTTCCAAGTTTTCTATTTGTTGCTCCTGTGTCTACATCTGTTCCACCTGTCCATTCTCCTAATGGATTAATAATTGCATTTGGATAATTTTCTCTTAATAATTCGCCTTTAGCATTACTTTGACATATTATTAATTTATCTCCATCTAATATGTATTTGCCATCGCTATTATATGTATAGTAAATATCTCTTGCTATTCTGCCCAATGTTTTTTCTTCTCTAGTTAATGGCATTCCTTTAAATATTCCATTATCCCCACATCTTATTTTTTCAGCTTGATTTTTAGCAAGCTCTACATCTTGTGGTACTTGTTTTATTCTTACTGCTATTGTGTCGCTTTCAACTATATCTTCTACTATTTCTTGTATGCTATCTTCATCAAATACAACAGAGCTTTCTATTATAATATTACATTCCCCATGTCCTATTAATACTTCAACAGCAACCTTTGGATTGTGTTGTATCATATATGCTCTGTCTACTATTGCTCCTGCTATTCTATCGGCTATTTTATCTGGATGTTTTGGATTTACTTTCTCTATCATAATATAACTCCTTTAATTTAATTTTATAGCTTTTTCTCCTGTAAAGTTTTCCCATCTTTGTATTATTACATCAACCCACTTTGGCTCTAATTCCATAACATAACAATTTCTATTATTTTGTTCGCAAGCTATTAAAGTACTACCACTACCACCGAATACGTCTAGCACTACTTCATTTTCTCTGCTTGAACTTTTTATAGCTCTAGTACATAATGCTATTGGTTTAGGTGTTGCGTGTCCTCCTGCTTGTTTTCTTTCTTCTCCGCTTGTTTTGCTAAAATGCCATACATTATTCATATTATCGTGTGTATTGTCAAAATACGCTCTTAATTGGTCGTATTCTGCTCTTAATTGGTCGTAATTTTTTTCAAATGCTTTTATATTATTTTCTTTTGCCCAGTTTTGAAATTTTATATATACATCTTCTGTTGGCAAGTTCCATTGGCTTTTTCCTGTCCAGTGGTCTCTGCTTTTATCACTATGTCCTGCTATTGTTTTCATTTTTGGAATATCCCAACCGCATTTCATTCTTTCATCATATAAATATTTTCTTATTGGCTCATATTCTTCCCAATATTGGTCGGCATTTAAAGTTAAACATTGTATTCCAACTTGCACAAATAAGCATTTTTCATCTGCAATTGGATACATTTTAAATTCACTTGATAATTGTCCCTGCCCATTTCCCTTGTCCCAAGTAATTAGATTTCTAAAAGTTATTTTATTCTGTTTTTGCATTGGTTTTAGAATATTAGAATATATATCCATTAGTGGCTCATCTGTTCCCCAACAATACCAACTGCCATTATCTTTTAAATTATTAAAAGTTATTGGTATCCATCTTTTATTAAATTCTAGCAAGTCGTCATAATTAAGATTATCGTTTGCTACTCCGTCATTTTCCTTTTTCATTCCATAAGGTGGGTCAGTAAATACCATATCAGCCTTAACACCATTCATTAATTTTGCTACATCTTCTTCTTTTGTGCTATCTCCGGCACATCAAACGGTGCGAACCTAATTGATATATATCTCCTAATTTTGCTTTTGGTTCTTCTGGTACTTCTGGAACTTCATCTTCTATTATTTCTTTTTCTTCATCATCATCTAAATCTAATTCAAATCCAAAATCTGACATATCTATATTTAATATATAATCTAGCTCATCATTCAAAATATCTAAATCAAAGTCTGAGTTCATAGTTAGCTTATTATGTGCTAGAGTATATGCTTTTCTTTCTTCATCACTTAAATGGTCAAGTCTTATTATTGGAACTTCTTTTATTCCTAATTGCATACAAGCCTTATATCTTCCATTTCCTTCAATTATGCTATTGTCCTTCCAAACTCCAATTGGGTCTATCATATTAAACTCTTGAATGCTTTTTTTAATCTGCTCAATCTGTTCTTGCGGATGTAATTTTGCATTTTTTTCATATTCTTTTAATGTGTTTATGTCCACATATTCAATTTTTAAATTGTCCATATTTTCCCCTTCTATTCTTCTTTTATAGTTATATTTGTATTTACTAAAATCCATATAATAATCCAAGCAATTGTGTTTATTGGTAACTCATTATCTAAACATTGCATAAAAGGAAGATTAAATATATCTAGTAACCATATTATAAATAATATAAATTTACCTAAATTAAACATATTTAATCCTCCTTTTTTATTTTTATATATGTAGGTAACGATTTGCACGTTACATATTAAGGATTATTTCCCCCACGACCGTCCACCCTGTTAAACCTACTTCAGTTCCTCTCAAGAATGGCGAAGGATTCGAACCTTTGTCCCTAACTACCTGTACGTATCATAGCGTCTACTATTACAAATTTGAAGCTAGTGTGTGCAATTTTCATCGACTTCGCATTTGTTTTACCAACTCACGAATAAATCGCAAACTGTCTATTCCGCCACTACATATTATCATATTTCCTTTTTTATTTTTAATAAAGCACTATGCAATAATACAAGGTTTTTAACACTATCGTAAGTTAGTACGAGTGTCTTAGCTAACTCTATCCTGAGGCGTCCTAGGTAGCAAATCTAACACTATAACCTTTCCCCATCTATTTTTTAGTATTACTGCATACTACCTTATCGGTAGTATTTACCTTAACTGCTCACATCTGTATACATCTGTTCACTTTTTAAGGTTCGGTATGAGTGTCAATATAGACACTACACAATAGAAATAGTTATAGAATATTGCACCTCGAGTCGAGTCGGCTATGAGACCGTGTACTTTAGCCTCATTTCTTTGCCAACCTGCATTCTATGTTATTTCTACTGTGTACTATATATAAAGTTGCCTATACAGACGTACGATTCTGTATTAACGAACATAAGCCAAATCCGACATATTCTTAAATATGTAATCAATGTGTACTGTGCTCACACATTAGCGATGGGCTGTTTGTCTACGAGCCTTCATTTAACAACAACTCAATACTTGTTGCACCCAATTGGCTAGAGAACTTAGACTCGAACTAAGAAAACAAGAATCAAAATCTTGTATGATACCATTTCATCATTCTCTAATATGTGCAGGATTTTTATTTTATTTTCAGAGGAGTCTCCTGCGTTTGTACTCAACTCTTATCTAGGTGCTACCTAGCCCTTGGCATCGGAGAAGGGGAATCGCACCCTTTAATCTGCCGTCAGCTTTCGTTTCCTACTCCCTGTCGGAGTGCACTTTTACACTATCTCCAATATATTTAGCCTTAACTAGAATCGGCTCTTGCATAGTTTATATAAATTTTTAAGAGGTTTTATAAATAATTTATCTAGTATCATTATTTGCCAGATATTAAATGCTAAACATATTATATCATTATTTTTTATAATTTTGCACTTTTTTTGAAAAAAAATTAATAATTTTTATATTTTTTTAGTTTTTTTGCTTTTTATTTCATCATATTCTATCACATCAAAAATATTTTTAGCCTCTATTAATATATCTTTAGGCGTATCCTTACTAAATACTCCCACCTTTTCGTTTATCTCATTAAAGTAACTATATTGAAAATATTTATCAAATCTTTTGTATTTATCCATAGACTTATCCTCCCTATTTTTTATATTTTAAATATGTCTGCACATTCTTTGTGTAAAGTTTAAATACTGGTTTTAATATTTCCTGTATTTCTCCAACGACTTTTTCAAGTTCTTCTAAATCTACACCTTGTCGTGTCAAATTCCAAATTGCTTTTAACTCTTCTTCTGATAACTTGTCCATAAGGCTAATCCTCCTTATTTATTTTTCTTATCTAATCGTTTTACTGCTTGTACTAATTTATTTATTGTATTATTAATATTTGTAAAATTATCATCATACGATTTTATAATTATCGGCATATCATTAAAATTTTGACCATTATCAAATAAATTTACATCTTCTAACTCTTGTATATCTATTTCTTCTTCATCTTCTAATATTTCTACTTCTACATTTAAATGTCTCAAAATCCAATTATCGTCATTTAATAATCTTTCTTGTGTATGAGTTGATCTATAATCTTTTTCGTCTCTCATCAATTCCCATGCAACTGTATTAAACATTATTTTAACTGGTAATTTTTCATTGTTTGCTATTTTATTTAACAATTCTATTACTTTTATCTTCTTATTCATTTATTTACCTTCCTTTCTGCTTATTAAAGAATCCACTAATATTTTTATACATTCTTTTTTTATATCTTGTATTTCTCTTAATTGAGCTTTTAATACATTTTCTTTTATGTTTAGTTTTTCTATTGCTTGTTTACATTCTTGGTATTCTTTGCTCATTTATTTACCTTCTTTCTCTATTAGTTCTGGATTTTCATATATATTTCCTATTACTTCTGTAAACGGTTCTATTAAGTTAACTCTTCCATATTCTAATTCTTTGTTATTCATTACATCAACAATAAATCCACAATGTTCGTATATTACTTTGCCAATTACATATTTTCTTTTAGAATATATTTTTACTATATCTCCCTCATATATCTCTACTCCATTTTTATCTTTTAAGCCTGTGTATTGTCCTACACTATCTTTATCAACCAACATTTCTCCCATTAGTTCTTCACTGTTTATGTAATGGTCATCGCATAAATATCCATATACCCATATTCCTGTATTATGAGGTTCTAAAAATGCATGTATATGTTTTCCTCTAAATTTTATCTCTCTCATACTTCCTCCTTCTGATACTACTCTTTAACTTCCAAATATTCTAAATGTTCTTCTATTCCATAAATTAATTTTTCTATTTGCATAACAGCTTTTAATCTCAGTTCATCATTTTTTATATAATGTAAATCGTCACATATTTGTATGATTTCTGCTGTTTTAGCTTTAGCATAATCCTTTGCATTAAATTCACTTTTAACATTTTCCATCTTCTATCCCTCAACTTTCTCGACTAATCCTGCTTGAATTAAGTCGTATAATGTATCATCTAGTTCCCCGTCCAATCTTTTTAATTCAATTTTTCTTGATTTTTTACTTATTCTATAAAAATTTTTATCATCGTTGTCATTATTTAAATATACTTTTTTTACATAAGACATTGGATTATATTTAAGTGATGTTACAAATCCAAACTTTTCTAACTCTTTTAAATCAACTTCATCTTTAATTTTAAGCATTACTCTCATCTCCTACTAATTATTTATAAAATATAAACATATCTTTATCCGTAACTTTTTTACCTTTTTCTGTTTCAAATCCAATTGTAAATAAGCGTTCTAATGGATAAATATATTTACCATTTTGGGTTAAAATTTCTACTTTCCATTCCCACACTATTGTTTTATCTTTTTCATAATTAAACCAACAAACATCATCTTTTCTCTTTATATTCCAAATTTTATTTATTGTAAAATAATCAAAACTAGGACTAAAATATCTCTTGTTTAGCAATGGATGTTTATAACTTCTCTTGTATTGAATTATATTTTTGCCTTTGTGCATTTTACTTAATATTTTACTTTTTAATTTCATATCTACTCATCTCCTACTATATATTTCATTTGATTAAATTGCTCTTTTGTTACGATGTCTTTTATGAATTTATTGTTTGGTATTTCTGTACTATACATATCGCCATCTTCCCATTCAATAAAATTCTTTCTTTCTACTTTGTCTACATTTAAAACCAATTTTCCATTCACATAGTCGCCTTTTTCAATTAAATCTAGTATATTTTTGCTTTGTTTTTTTGTGATTTCTTCTAATACTGTGCTACTACATATTCCGAAATTATCTGTATCGTAGAGTGTGTGGTCAACTCGTTTGCTTTGACCTATGATTTGAAATATGTAACCTTCTTTTGTTCTAATAAATTCTCCGATTTTTATTTCTTCCATTTATTCACTCTCCTTAAAATATTTGCAATATCCCCTTGCTACTCTGTCTTTTATTGGTACTTCGCCTTTATCACAACTTGGATAACTTCCAATAGTTGTGCAACCTATTCTTTGTGGAAATTTGTCGTAACCTTCACATATTCCTACTGGATTATGATAATATTTACATTCACAACATAAACATTTTTCTCGTATCATTTATTATCAATCTCCTCTGCTTTCTTTTCAAAATATTGTTTTATTTCAGTTGCATTTTTATTATCTAAATTACTATAAAACCATTGTGTATCATACTCTATTCTTTCTGCCATTAAATCTATCATCTTCTCTTGCTTTGTTATGTAGGTTAATACAAATTCTATTGCTTCTATTTCCTTATTAAATTCTCCTTTAGTAGCAAGTCCACATTCATTTGCTTTTTTGGTACTTTCTAAATCTTCTTTAAGTTTTTTTATAGCTTCTTCTAATTCCATTTTATTTTCCCTCCTAACTAAAACGGATAAAATATTACTATCATACTTGGAAATGGTGCACTGTTTTTGCTATTTCCAAATTTTAACCTTCCCTTTATAAATCTAACTTTTACACTATCTTGATTGTAAATGTATTTGTGAAACCACTTTGTATCAGTTCTTGCGGGAATTAACATTACTGTTACAGCATTGCTGTTATATGCTTTATGAACCCACTTTTCAATCTCTCTCCCATAAGGTGGATTGCACCAAACTATTTCATTAGTCCAATCTTGTTTTAATCCATCTTCTTTTTTTGTGTAATGTTTCTTTACTTTGAAATTTTCATCGTTGCTTGCAACATCTACTGTAAAATTAAATTCCTTATTTAATTCATCAAATAGCTCTTGCGGTGTTTCATATTCCATTGTTTTGCTACTAAACAATACTTGATCCATTTATACCTCCAAAATTTTCTTATAAGTTTTCCATTCAACATCTTCTTCAAATTCTTTATATTCTTGTTGTAATTCAAATTCTCTATATTTCATCATATCTTTTATTTTTTCTTTGCTGATATAATGTTTTTTATTATATTTCTTCATTTCGTTTAAACTAAAATTTTCTGCTTCTAATTCTTTATTCTTTTCTTTTTCTTGCTCTAACTCTACTCTCAACTTTCCATTTTCTTCTTGGTGTGATTTTTCTATTTCCTTTAGGTTGTTTAGTTCTTTTTGTTGGTTTTCTATTAAATTTAAAATTATATATACGGCTTCTCTTACATCTACATATCTATAATAATATTCAGTATCTTTTTTACTTAATAATTCAATAGCTTTCTTTTCTTCCTCGCTCATTGCAATTCCTCCTCATATTATAGTTATTTATCTAAATACTCACATTTTTTCCAGTTAGGATTGCAAGTATTTTGAAAACAATATCCACCTAAATTACACTCGTTTAATTCTTGCATTTCTATTTCATCTTCTAGCTCTTTTATTTGCTTATCTTTACTTTTATCTCTATTTATTTGTAATAAGCACATTAACACTATGCCGATTCCTAATCCAATAATCATCCCTAATATAACTTCCATATACATTTCCTCCTTCTTTTGTATTTATCTGTCAAAATACCTGCTAATATTCTTGTTTCTTCCATTTTTATATTCTTCCATTACTTTCATAAACTTGTCCTTCTCTCGTATTATTTCTATAAAATCTGTAGCTTCTTGTCTGAATACTTCAAACTCTTCTTGATCTAAATCGCCAACTTGAATATTATTTATTTCATCTCTTATAAATCTCTGTAATTTATCTCTAAATCTTATCTTCACTCTATCTAATTTACTTAACTTATCTTTCATGTTTACCTCTCCCATTTAACTTTTTTATCTTCTGGTGGAATTAAATCCACCTTCAAAAAGCATTCTCTTATTCCTGTATTTTTATGTTGAAATAGTATGTATGTTTCATATTCTTTTATTTTTATTAAATCTTTTGTGTTTCTCATTTTGTTTCCCCTCTCCTATGTATAATCCCAACAACATTCCTATACAGAATCCTGTTACAAAGATTATTACTGCACTTATTATTAATCTAACTATAATACTCATCCTTGGTACTCCTCACATTTCATAATAAATTCATATTCTTTAATATTGTCGTATTTATAATGCTCATAATATCTGTCGCATTCCTCTTTGGTTGCACAATTTTCATTCATACAATATGCTATATCTTTTTTTGCTTGTGGCTTTTCATAGAATCCACATCCCTCGCAACCACATGTTTCTTCTTTACAATCAAAATCATAATATTTACATCTTTCCATATCTTTTGTTCTCCTTTCATTTAACTATCTTTATTTCTAAGTCTTTGTACTTGTATTCAAACATTTTTCTTTTCAACTTAAATACTTCTGTTTCCATTCCTTTGACATCTTCTAAAATATGCCTTCCATCTTTCGTGAAATAGTCAAAATCTGCTTTATAAGTAATTGCCCTTATAGTTTTATTATTTTTCTTAAAACTAGGTTGTAATTCAAACGTCGTTTGTAATTTAAGGTCTTTTATTAATCCTGCACGTTCTAGTAATCGTAATTCTTTATATCTATAGCCTTCTTTTTTACTATCAAATTCTATTCCGTCAATTATTATTTTTGTGTTTCTGTATTTAGTCATCTTCTGTCATCCTTTCGTTATAAACATATTGTATTGTATATTTGTTTGTTTTTCCTTTTTTAATTGCGTAGCAAATAGCTCTTGCACTTGCACCTTCGCTTTTTAAATATTTAACAATTTCTTTAATTGTTCCTACTGTTACGCATTGTCCATTTTTTTCATATATTCCATATATCTTTGTCATTAGTGTTGCCTCCTTTTAGTTGGTTTCGTTTAATAATCCTGTACTAAGTATTAATTGTTTCATTTTATCAGGTAACATATTCCATTCTCTTGTCTCTTTTTCTATTCTGTCATATTGTTTTAAAAAGTTACTGCGTACAACATCAACATTAAAATCTTCATTAGTAGAATATGATCGCAAATTCTCTACATTACCAAAAAATTTTTTTACTTCTTCTGTATGTTGATTAAACTCTTCTTGTGTCATATATGTTCCAGAACAAATCATTTTATATGCCTCTTGCCAAGCTTCCATTGGGTTTTTTGACTGTTCTGGACTTGCTATTGCAATTGCATTTTTTCTTACATCATGTATAGTTGGTGGGTACGGGCTATCTATTATTGATTTTTTTACTGCATTTAGAACTAACTGATATTCTAAGTCCTTTAAACACTCATACCATGTATTCAACATCATTATTTTTTGCTCTTTTGTTTTATCTGCAACAGTATTATAGTTACCAGCCAAAAGCGTTATTATCTGTGTTGTTTCCTGCTTGTTCATCTTGTAATCTAGCCTCCTCCCATATTTCTTTAAAGTCATCAAATCCACCTTTATTTTTAGTTGCATTATTCTTTAGTGGAAATATTCCTTGCCAATTGTTCATTATAGAGTTATTTAAAATTTCAATTTGTTCATCTACATTTGTTGTTATACTGTATAGTTTTTTTATCATTAATTGTAATCCTCTTGTTGTTAATGGTTTCTTTATAGCTTTACGCATTTTAATAAATTCATAAACTGTATCTATAATTTCTTTGTCTGTAAAATTAGTATTAATTAATTCATCAATCTCCGTTGTACTTTTATTTTTTTTATCTTTCTTTATCTCTATCTCTTTCTTTATCTCTATCTCTTTCTCTATCTCTGTGTTACATTCTGTTACATTAGCGTTACATTGTAACATTTTTTGATTTTGTCTTTCTCTGAATCGTCTTACTCTTTCAGCACTTTCTCCTTCTTTACCAACTAAATCTTGCATTGCAATAAGATAAAAAGAACCATCATCTAGAACTTCAATTGCTTTTACTTTAATTAAGGCTTGTATCATTAATTTTATAATATTAATATCTTCATCTAAAATCATTGCAAGCTCTTCTTCGTTGTTTGGCATAATCTGGTCATACTTTATAAAACCTTCTGTTCTTAAACTTTTTAATTGCATTTTTAAATAGGCTATTACTAATTTATCGCCATCTGGCAACTTTCTTAAATATCTTATTTGTTTTTCTTCAAAAAAATCTTCTTTCAATTTTAACCAATAATATTTCTTTGTCATTTCATTTTCTCCTTTTCATTTGCATTTTTTTCTTTTTTGTGTTATAATGTATATATAGATTTATTCTATGCCCCATTATTAGTTGTTTTGTTTTAGCAAATAAGAGATTATTTGCTATTTTTTTTATCAAATTCATCTGCGAATTTTTTTACTAACTTCTTTATTTCTGTTGATAAATCAGTACCTTTACACTTTAACACAAACATTGCTTTTCTTTTTTCTTCTCCGTTGACATTTGTAACGTGTATATCTTCCATTTTCTCCCCCCTTTCTGTCTATATGTACATTATATAAATAAAAAAATAGAATGTCAATAACTTTATTTACATAAAAAAGTAAATTTAAAAATATTTTTTCGACATCCTATTTTTATTTATTTTCTGCTTATTTCAGCTTTCCTAACGCAACTAATCTAATATATTCTGATACATTCATCATATTTTTTTCTGCTCTTAACTCTATTTGTTTTCTTTGTTCTGGTGTAACTTTAATTTGTATTAATTCACTTTTAACTAATTCACTTTTAGCATATTTCATTGGTTTTAATTCTCCTTTATATATAATTTTATTGCTCCTTTATAAAAACGTCTTATTTTTCATTCTAGTAATAATTAAGGCTATGTTATAGCACGCTCCTACCATATCTGTTTATAAAATCTTCTTTTGTTTTTCCGTAATGCTCAATCCATTTTTCTTCTGCTATTTTTTTGTACTTTAAATTTAGATCGTAGTCGCAATGAATACCTATTAAATTTCCATTGTGATGAAAGCGTTTACAGAGTGGAATCACAAGCCCATCTTCAATACTTAATTTCCTGTTAGCTCCGAACCAAACTTCGTGGAGTTCCACATCCGTTCTTCCACATTCTATACAATGTGTTAAATCGTTGGTAATTATACTATATCTTTTTTTCATATATTACCTCCATTGTTATATTCTGTTCCAATTTGTGCTTGCAATATTTTAATTTGTAATTTATATGTATTTATTGCCTCTTGACAACTTTTATATAAACTTTCAGCTATTATTTCTTGTCTTTTTAATTCTGCTACTTTTTCATCTCCCCTTGCAATATCATAAGCAATTGTAACTGGCATATCATTTGCTCTTAATTCTAATAGCTTAGTAGCAACTGCAACTCTATAATTTTTATATGCTGTTGCATATTCATATCCTCTTTTCTTGTACTCTCCTAATGCACTTGTCAATAAATTATTTAATTCTTCTAACTTTTTATATTCTTCCATTACTGCTCCTTTTCTATAAAGTATCTACTATAATTTACTTCTTCTCCAAGTTTATTTTTGGATTTTTCACGCACGCTTGACACTTTATAACCTAGCTTTTTTATATTAAATATTCTCGCAGATAACCTTGTTATCGCTAAATCTCTAAATGCATCTAATGTGGTTATGCTTCCAAATCTCTCTACATAATTTATAATCTTTTGTTCTTGATTCATTTATTTACCTCTTTTCTTTTGATTAATTTGTAAGTTATATTATCTTTTGTATAGTTTACTTATTAACTCACTAGCTTTTTTCATCGAAATATCTTCTATCTTTTCAAGATTATTTACTTTTAATAGCTTTTCTAAATTTTCATCTTCATAGTTTTCAAGTAAAATATCTATTTGTTTTTGTGTTGCTTTTGGTTCTTCTTTTAGTTTAGTTAAACTTTGTGCATCGTCATCTTCTGTTGCTAATCCAAATGCCATTAATAAACTATATCTTCTTGCGTAAGTTAACGCACTGCCTTGCTCTTGTGCTGGATTTTTTATTCCTTGCAACGTTGCATTGACAACTCGACACCCTCTTTTTGGTTTCTCCTCCCATTTACCATCTATAAATCTGTATGTTAAAATATAATCTTCTCCATTTACTCCTGTTTCTATTTCTTGATAATACTTCATGTTATTTTGTTCTAAATAATTGTGTATTTCTGACAATTCAGTATATTTATAACCATACCCTTGCTTATTTTTCTTTAAATTAGTTTCTGCCATTTTTATTCTCCTTTCTTTTTCCTATTCTATTTTGCCTTCATCATATAATTGGTTTAATCTATCTTTTAATTGTTTTTCTTCACTCATTTTTGTTTTTATTTCTCTTTGTACATAAATTAAATGTCTTAAAATTTCATTTACATTATTCATATCTTTTATTTCCATTTAAAACTCCTTTTACATTTTAATTAATTCATTTATTAAAACTTTCTTTTGCCCAATATATTCTTGTGCCATATTTGAAGTTAAATAGTCGCATAAATCAATTTTTGTGTATTTATGTGTAATTTGTTTTCTTGTAACTCTTTTTGTCTTATTTTGCATTCTCGCAGCAATAGAACATATAAAATACAATATTGCGATTGCAAATAAAAATAATATCATATAATTTCCTATTAATTCTTTTAATCCTATTACATTCATCTTTTGTTCCCCCTTTCTTTAAAACTGGTCGTCCCAGTATTCTTTTTCTTGTTCTTTGTTTTCTTCTTCCCATTCTGCATCCAATATTTTTTGATTTTCTTCGTACTCGTTTTCGTATTGTGATTGATAATCAGCTAATAGTTCACGTACATATTTTTTTGATTCTTCTAATTCAACATCATTGATTAGACAACTTAATGTGTCCTCGATTGTTTCGTAGTCATCTACGAATTTTTGTGCATTTTGCACCTTTCTTAAATCATTCATATAAAACCTCTTTCTGCAAACAAATTATATTTTTGTTTTCCTGTTTGCAATTACATAATAATACTATTGTAATACTTTGTCAATACTTTTTTGAAAATTTTTTTAAATTTTTTTGAAACATAAAAAAACAGCAGTATCTAGCGAAAAACTAGACTTGCTGTTTTTTTATAATTTCTTTAATAACGCAATAATTTCTTCATTTTGCTTAACTATTTTTTTCTAAATAATTTTGATCTTGATTTTGCAATTCTTTCATTAATTCATTATTTGTTTTATCTTTTAATAATAAATTATAGCTTTCTACTTGTAATATATTTGATATTATCCCTAGCCAGTACACAAAATTATTTTCTTCATTCATACTTGCCACGCACCCCATATATAACGATTTAATGGATTAAAAGTATCATATATTATTCCGTCTTTTAAAACGGTTATATGTCCGTTTCATTGTAATTAAATAGGTATTATTAGGATGTCTTTTAACAAACTCTTCTAATGTTTCGCCTTTATAGACTTTTACAGGATAATAGTTATCATTTAAAAAGCTTTCTATACTTTCAACACTGCTTATCATTAAACCTTTTTTTCTAGCATAATCACATAATATTTGATATGCTTTATCCCACGAAATATCTTCTGCAACACTTAAACTTCTAATAGTGCAGTCCTCGACTTCGTTTAGCATAGGGTTTGCGTTATAATATCTGTACATATTACATCTCCATTATTCTTTTTGCGTGTCTTTGTATAACTTGCATTACTTGTGGATTATCGCTATCAGCTAACTCTTTTACTATTTCTGTTACATTTCTCATTATTCCTTCAGTAGCTTCAACCATTTCTTGTTCTCCACCGTTGTAATTTCCTCTTCCATATTGTTCTCTACCTTCGTTATAATTCATATAATGTTCGTGCATTTCGTCCATAGCATCGTCGCCTCTGTAACGTCCTCTACCAGTTCCTGGCACTCCTCTACGTCCATATTCCATATATCTTCCTCTACTATCTCTTCTACCATAGTTCCCATAATCTTCATCATAACCGTTGTATCTCATTTTTATATACCTCCTTCTTAACTTCCCAATATTCTTCATTTTTTAAATCTTTGTGAATATCTACTAATTTATATAAGTTTTCCAAATTACCTGGATTTATATTTGTTGCGTTATATTCTTTTAATTTACCTTCAACAATTTTTATAATATCATCTCTAACACAACTTTCTTTCTTTTCTTCATCTTCCATAAATTGCACCTCCTATGAAAGGCGTTCAACGATAAGATTTGAATTTGCAATAATAGGTGTTTGTGTATCAACTCCAGGTGCTGTTAAATCAGTAAAATCTGGTACACTTGATACACTTCCTACTGACAATGTTGTATTGCCTCTGCAACATACTCTTATAATTTTATCAAATGAAACATTTTCCACATCTCCTGCTGCTGCCAATGTTGATGCAACTGTTGTTCCTGGTACTATTATTCCATTTTCATATAATGCTAATGCTACAATTCCTGCTGTTGCAGAACTTACATTAGTATTAAAACTTACTCTATAATATCCGCCATCTAATAATTGATATAGTGGACTTCCTTCTTGATGGCATAACCAACCACAACAACCTGCACTTCTGCTTCTTACATCATCATTTGTAAAAGTTATTGGTGCAGTATTGTTTGTTAATGTAACTGGTCTTTCTTGTACACTTTGTATTACTCCATTCACTTTGTATCATTCCTTTCTTATAAAAAATAGAGGTAGACTTGCTACCTCTTTACAATTTTCCTGTTTGGTAAAATCGTTTTAGCAAGTTCTTGTTATCAAGTTTCCTGTAATCAGGTTTTTGCTATTTATTTAATTAAAAATTGTTTCCGCATCCACATCCGCAACCGCAATTATTGTTTGGTTGGCAAGTAAATACTGGCTGATTTCCGTAGACACTGACAGCATTTACAGGGCAATTTTTTAGGCGATTATAGAAGTTGTCAAATTGTTGTTCTTCTGCTAATCTTAACTGTGCTGTTTGAGCTGTTTGGCTTGCTCTTAAATCTGCCATATTTAATTGTGTTCTTAAATTTGCAATAGTTTCATTTTTTGCATCAATTTCTTGTTGACATAGTTTGTCTAATATTGCTTGAGTATTTGCTGTATTTGATGCAATAACATCACGGATTCCATCAGATAATGCTTGTCTGTCTGCACAGTTTTCTGTTGCTACTGTGTATTTTAAATCAGCTACATTACTCTTTAGGTCGCAACAACATTGTTGTAATGCACTATTCATATTTACACCTAATAGTCTAGTTTCATAACCATTGTTATTAATATTAGCATTAATAGAACTTGTTGCATCGCATAATTGTCTTTGTGTTGTTGCAAATCCATTAGCTGTTGCTAGATTTGTGTTTGCAAATCCATTTAATAAATTTGTGTTTGTGTTATAAAATCCATTTGTAACATTGTTGTTTACTTGGTTTATATCTGTGTTTAAATTTGTAAATCCTTGGTCTAATTGTCTTTGGATAGTTCCCCATGGGTCGATTCCACAATTAGAACCACCAAATCCGCCAAATCCTCCTGCGTTATATGGCACAAAAGTTGTTCCGCCGTCGTTTCCTCCGCCAAAACCACCGCCGAAGCCTCTGCCCCAGCCTCCTAGTGCTAATAATAGTATAATAACCCACCACGCATTATCTCCGCCAAATCCGTCATTGTTTCTGTTATTTCCAGTTAGCAATGCAACGTCTGAAGCAGATAAACCTGAATTTGTGTCGTAATTCATCATTTTTTCCTCCTTATAAAATTTATTTATATAAATTGTTGCAACTTAATTTATATCTACTTAAAATATGATTTTAGCTCTGCAAGTTGTTCATCATAATTTATGCCTCTTTGCTCACATATATTTTTTGCAAATTGTTCTACACCTGCATTATCTCCATTTTTAGCCATTTTAATTACATTAGTTAATATGGGATTGTTTCCTGCCATTTGTGTTACAATAGCTTCTGGAGTCAATCCTTGTGTCATTTTATTTTTTATTAAATTAATTATTGGTTCTGGTATATTCATAATTTATTCCTCTTTCTTTTCTTCAAGTTCGTCTGTAATCTCTCTAATTCGTTTTTTAAGGCTTTTTAATTCTTCCTTAATATCTTTTATGTCTTTGCTATTAAAGTTGCTTAATTGCTCCTTTAAATCGTTTTCTGTAACATATTTGATTTGTTGTGCTTGATTTTCTTCATTACTTGGTTTAAATATTGTTATTTTACTTGTTCCGTCTTGCATTAATTGTTTAGTTGCAATAGCTGTTCCATCTGCTAATGGAAAGTAGCTTACACTTCCGTCAAGTGGAATGTCTGTTGCTTTAACAACATCTAAACTATCAATTTGTTTTCCTTGCAACCCAATAGGAGTTCTATACAAATTTTGTTGCATAGCTTGTTGTTGTGGTTGTTGATTGTAATAATTTCCATAGTTCATATATGGATTAGTGTTATAAATGTTTGGATTATACATTATAAATACCCCCTAAAAAATAAAAAAGCTATAAAGTTTGTACTACTTACTAGGGTTCTCCCTTATACAAATTTCTACTTTATAACTCCTTTCCTATAAAAATTAAAACAACCTGTCAAATAAATTGACAAGTTGCCTATAACAGAAACTAGATACTAATAGGCGAATATCTAGTTTCTGTTATTATTTTAATATTTTTATTATTAGTATTCTATAACGGATATAAAATAAAAAAAATAAAAGTGTTTTACTTTTATTTTTTTATTCATATTCATTTAATATAATACTATATTTTATAAAATGTGTTATTGTTTTTATTTCTTCATTAATTCTCTGAATG